AACTTTAATGATGCTTACGGTAGCTCTATCACTGACCCTTTAGCAGGTTCAGGACCTATGGGTGAAATTGTTAGTGGTGTATCAATTCCTGTTAGAAGCAATGAACTAATATCCTTTTATAGTACTGCAGATAATACAGTAGATGAAATATTTAAAAGAACAGCTAAGAATCGTCCAGGAAAAAAAGGTATTAAAGGCAGTGATTTATTAAAACGTTTTGCTGACTCAGAAGTTAAACAATCAGAATTAAAGTTTATTAATTTTAATAGCAGAATAAAAGAAAAAGAGTTTTATACTGAAGCTGATCTAAGAGATGTAATAGGTAATTCAGGTATTCGTGTAGTTGCTAATGTTAGAAAAAACGATAGTGGTACATACTATGGTAATTACCAAAGACAAATAGCTGATCCTATGGAAATGGATGGTCGTACTAGTCTTGTAGACACAGGAGAACCTGTACAAGATTTACAGTATTTTGAAATTACTTTAGATGTTTTTCCTAACTTTAATAAAGATTTTTTAGACAACTCTAGTTATAATCAAAGAATGAAATATATTAAAGGTAATTTAGGTGAACAAAATAACCCAGATTATACACATTATAGTCAAAATACATTAGCACATTTAAGAGGTTCTATACTAGAAATGCCTTCCCAACCAGGAGGTAGAGAAAGAGGTCCTACAGCTAAAGAAAAAATACTTCTTATAGAAGAATTACAAAGTGATCCTAACAGAGTAGCAACTGTACCTGCTTCAAAAAAAGATGTTAATCCTGAAAAATCTGGTTCAGGTAGAAGAAGTAGAGGCGATAGTGATGATCCTATTGCTTTTTCAAAAGATGAACCTAGATCAAATCAAGGTTTAATGTTACAATCAGGAAGAAAATACATTAGTGCAAAAGAACAATTTGCAGAATTAAAAAAAGAAAACAGAAAAATACACCCTAGTAGTAAATCTCAAAATGAAAACTATCCTAAATTTTCACGAGATATACCAAGACCAGGCTATCCTGATACAATACTCGTTAAACAAGGAAAAAATGTTTCAGCATCAAGGCTTGATACGTTAGAGCAGTTTGGTGTTAATAAATTTGCTGTAGGTTTTTATAAACCTAATGGTAAACTACAACACGTAAGAGATATAGATACTTCGGATAAACCTATAAAACCAGCTAAAGCTATGATGTCTGATGCTCCTAACTTTATAGGCCCTCGTGATAAAGATAATAAATTTCTATCTGACGATAGAGCTATAGAATTTACTAAAAGAATGATGGGTGATGAAGACTACTTCGGTACTATAGTTAAAGACCCACAAAGAGCAGAAAGAAAGTTACCTATATCAGGTGATTCTGATTACGTATTAAAGTTAATACAGGCAGCTATAGTTCACGCTAAACAAAATGATGTAGATAAAATAGTTATACCTTCTGCAGAAATGATATCTGATGTTAGAGAAGGACATAGTAGAGGCTCTGACGGCTTTAAGTTTTATGCAAAATTATATGAAGATTCTGTTAATAAAGCATTAAAAAAACTTGAGCGTTCTTTTAAAGGTAAAATTAAAACAGGTAACTATTCTTTAGGTAATATGGATATGCGTTTTGAAGGAATATATGGAGATAGTCTTAAACTAGAAAAAGAACGTAGTTCTAAATTCTTAGATATAAGTAAACTAGATCTTAACCTAGAGCAAATAATGGCTAGGTTCTCTAAAGGCGGCTTAGTTACAGCACCTAGCAACGGATTGATGAGTAGATAATGACAGAGAGTTACGGAGATAATTTAATAGCACTTAAAAAGATAGTAAACGATAAGTCTATCTGGGTTGCTTTTAATAAAACATTAGACGAGAAGATAAATCAAGTACACGTTAAAATGGAGCAAGTGCAAGGTGAAGCAGACATATATAGATGTCAAGGTGAGGTAGCTGCTTTACGTAAATTAAAATATTTAAGGGATGAAATAAATGGCGGTAAGTGATCAAATGGATATGGCTCTAGCTGAGTCAGGAAGACAGGACCCAGTAAGCGGTAATGATGTACCTTTGGGATCACTGCCAGAAGAAGTAAGAGATGATGTACCAGCTATGCTGAGTGAAGGTGAATATGTAGTACCTGCAGATGTTCTGCGGTTCTACGGGTTAAAGTTCTTTGAGGATCTTAGAGAAAACGCTAAGATGGAAATAACTAGAATGGCAGACGAAGGTCGCATAGGTGGTACACCTATTGCTGGACCTGGACCTGCTGCGCCAACCCCAGATCAACCAAATGGTTTAGATCTATCACCAGAAGAAATGCAACAGCTAGAGTCTGTGCTTCAAGCTAGTGAGGGTGGTGCAGTAGGCTTTAATGTAGGGGGTTTAGGCCAGTCTATGGAGCAAGCTCAGAAAAGTGGTTTACCTGCTAAAGAGTCTAGTATGAATGTACCTGCTGATACAGATATGCTAATAGATCGTATTATGGGTGCAGTACAAAAAAACCCTGCGTTAAAACAAAAGCTAGCTGATAAAGGTGTAGGCTTTATGGAAGGTGGTGTCGTTCAAGGATACGCTCACGGTGGAGATAATACTAAGAGTACCATATCAGATGAAATGTTGCGTCACATGCAAGAGCAACAACTAGCTGAAGCTTTTAATCCTTACGATTGGTTAACTCCAGGAACAGGAGGAGGTTACGGTAGTTCTTCGTTTCAAGATGCAGAAAGTATAGTACAGGCTGCTCAGGTTGCACCTATAAAAAAGAAAAAACCAAAAGAAGAGTTTGAAGGTGGGCCAGACAATCCAGGAGGTCTGGGAAAAACTTTTTCAGAAATGACAGCAGCGGAACAACAAAATTATTCATTAAACGCACAAAAAATGCAAGATTATAAAGGTCCGTTTTCATGGGCTGTTAATGCTTTAGGTAAATTTAATCAAGATTATTATGATAAGCAAATGAAAAGTAAAATAGGAAAAACTAAAACACAAAACATAAAAGGTACAGACACGTATACTGCAGGTATATCAAAATCCGCTGCTGCTGCAAATGCTGCTGCGGTCGCTGCTTCAGATGACTACGGTGGTTATACAGGTTCAGATCCAGGGACTGGAGCAGAAGGTTATGGTAACGCGCAGTACGATGGATCAGGAAACATTTCAGGACTTAACAAAGGTGCATTTATCTCACGCAGAAAGAAAACATAAGGTTGACACAGTAATACAAATAAGGCAAAATAACAACTAGGCTACTCCGTCAAATTACGGACCCCATATAACAAAAGGAAATACATATATGCCTGAACTAGATACAATAAGTAAACCTAAGACTGCAGGTTTTGTAGATAGCAACTACACTAATGCTAATAAGCGACGCATCGAAGAAGAGCAAGCTGAAATAGATAAACTTACAGCTACTGAAGAAGAAGCTACTACGGAAGAACCTGTAGCAGTAGAAGCTAAACAAGAAGAAAACCTTAGCCCAGAAGAAAAGACTTACAAGAAAAGACACACGGATGCTCGTAAATACATAAACGAACAAGACAATAGGATTAAAGCTTTAGAAGAACGGCTTAATAATCCTGATCCTAGTGCAGGTATAAGACCACCTAAGTCAGACGAAGATATAGGTGCGTGGGCAGAGAAGTATCCTGATGTAGCTGCAATAGTTGAAACTATAGCTGAGAAGAAAGCGCAAGAGAAGTTTAGTCAAGCAGAAGGTAGACTACAACGTATCGACGAGATTACTGCTGAAGCTGAACGAACTAAGTCTGAGAATGAAATACGTAAGTCACACTCTGACTTTGATGAACTAAAAGCTAGTGATGCGTTTCACGACTGGGCAGATGTACAACCTAAGTGGGTTAAAGATGCCTTGTACGAAAACTCAGATGATCCGATGTCTGTTGTACGAGTTATAGACTTGTATAAAGTAGACAACGGTATGGATACTAGAGGTAAGAGATCTAGCACTAAAGACGCTGCATCTGCTGTTGTACCTAAGCGTAACTCAGCTAACCCAGAGCAAAACTCCTCTAAGCCTAAATATACAGAGTCTATGGTCGAGAAAATGTCTATGGCTGATTACGAAAAGAATCAAGATGCTATACTTCAGTCATCTAGAGATAACCCTAACTTCTACGATATTTCGGGTGCAGCCCGATAAAGTAATTTAGTTATTGACAATGTGTTTTATTTGTATATAACTATACAAGATAGATAACCTATAACTTTAAGACCCTTTAGATATAAAGCTACTCTTAAAGTTAGGTTATTTATAAACCCCAAGCCTATACTACTTACTAAGACTACCTGATAAGTATAAGCCCGTTACTTCTAACTAGGCATAGTTAGTTTTAATGCACCTTAGAAAACATCAGCCTCTTCGCGAAGTGTTACGCTTTAACTCAAGCCAAACATCTTAATGGAGGATTTAACTATGGCTTTCACAACCGCAGCAGGTTATGGCAATTTACCGAATGGTAATTTCAGTGCTATAATCTATTCAAAAAAAGTACAGCTTGCTTTCCGCAAGAGTACTGTTGTGGGCGATATAACTAACTCTGACTACTTCGGTGAAATCAGTTCACAAGGTGATACTGTAAAAATCATTAAAGAGCCAGAAATTTCAGTTAGTGCATACGCCCGTGGCACATCTGTTCAAGCGCAAGATCTTGACGATGAAGACTTCTCACTCGTAATTGACAAAGCAAACTACTTTGCTTTTAAAATGGACGACATTGAAGAAGCTCATTCACACGTTAACTTCATGCAACTTGCAACTGATCGTGCTGCATATCGTTTATCTGATAACTACGACCAAGAAGTTCTTGGCTATTTAGCAGGTTACAAACAGTCATCACTTAGTTCATCTGCCGACGCGGTAAATGCAACTACTAATGGTACTGTTGCAGTAGCTTCTGCTGGCACAGACGAATTGTTGTCTAGTATGAAGTTAAACAAAGGTTCTTTTGGTAACATTACTACAAGTTCCGCAGGAGCGCACTCGATTCCGCTTGCTGCTCGTCTACCTGGTGCAACTGCACTACCCACAGCGACTGCTTCACCTCTTATGGTAGTATCTCGTATGGCTCGTTTGCTTGATCAACAACAAGTTGATACAGCAGGTCGTTGGTTAGTCATTGACCCAGTATTCATGGAAATCCTACGAGATGAAGATTCACGTCTTCATAACGCTGATTTCGGTGCGTCAGGAAGTATACGTAATGGTTTAGCAGTCAGCAATTTAGGCGGCTTCCGTGTATACGTTTCTAGTAACCTACCAGCAGTTGGTACAGGTCCAGGTACAACAGGTACCGCAAACCAACTTACTAACTTTGGTGTAATCGTAGCTGGTCACGACTCAGCTATAGCAACCGCAGAACAGATCAATAAAACAGAAACCTATCGAGATCCTGATAGCTTTGCTGATATTGTTCGTGGGATGCACTTGTACGGCAGAAAGATACTTCGTCCTGAAGCTATCACTGTTGCACAATACAACGCAGCGTAAGGGAGGACTGACAAATGGCTACATATGCATCAAGTT